ACACCTGATGGCTTGATGTGGTCACGATGCGGCCACCACAGATCGATGTCGTGTCAGTCTGGCCAGCGTCAGTGTGACGCACCACGATGTATGGAACCTGTGGCTGTCGGAGGCTGATCGGATCCTTCTCAGGAGCCAGATACAGGTATATGCCCTGCTGGTACGATGGCGATCTGTTGTCTACCGCCAGCAGTCCCTGGAGCGTTGCATCAGCTGTGAGCGTGTCGAATATCCATTCGTCGACTACGAGTGATTCAACCATTGAAGTACTTCCTCACTACACCCTGGAACACACTCCATGCCTTCGTGCTGGCAGGTATCGCGAACGGTCGATTCTTCTTAAACTCCAAGATCTTGCCATAAGGCGCCGAGATGCTGATGATGTACTCGTAGTCGTTGACCTTGCCGATCGTGATCGAGGTTCGAAGGTTACCAGTCGCCACAGCCGGTGCTTGTCCTGGCGCTGATGCTTGATACATCGTTTGTGTTCCTGGGAGCTTGTACCTTCGTCCTGACTTTGGTCCAGTCATCAGTGCAATCATGCCGGTGTAGCTCGCGCTCACGGCATTCTGGAGAAATACAGCCAGCATGCGAAAACGCTTCTCCGCGTCATCGAAGCCGGACAGGTCGACCTTGACGGTCACGGTGCCAGGACCTCGATGAGCAGTGGACCGAAGCGTCGCACGGTAGTCGACACGGTAAAAGACAAAGTCAAGCGCACGACAGCTGCTGTTGGATAGGCAGCGGGGTTGAGAACCGTCACGATGCCCTGTGAGGAGAGAGACTTCGTGAGCGTGGCGCTTCCTCCACCGAACGAATACGCGACGCCTGTGGCGGCTGTCGTGTATGTCGCCGCGAGAGTACCTGTGGTGATGTCAATCGGTGAGCCGTTTGAATCGACCAATCTCACCACGTACGTGTGCCAGTCACCCGTCCAGGCTGCGAGCTGCACAACCTGTTCCGGGTCTTCGGTGATGTTGATGATATTCACACTCATACTGGCCTCACATACAATCTCAGCGGTCCAAAGATCTGCGTGTCGGTTGCTCCGGTTGTCCTAGTCACAGTCACAGTGTACGTGCCAGAAGTGTTCGTGACCGTAGTCGTCAAGCCAAATGACAGGCGCCCATTGTCCGCATACGTGGCGGTTCCGCTGTATGTGGCCACGAGTGTTCCCGCTGAACTGTAGACCTTAGCCGTGACTGTCGCACCAGTGATGTCGATGCCAGTCCCATTCGCGTCAGTGACCTGGACATCGATGCTCGTGGCGGTGCCGACATTCACATCAAGCGGCTGATCTGCTCCGAGGCCATCAGCCAGGAGTTGATAAGGTCCGATGTGTACGCTGGTCGCAGCTGACACTGGCGTCAACAGATCTGCGGAGATGTAGTCAGTACCGTTGTGAAGGAGAGCGCCTTCGAGCTCATCGGCTGCCGCCGTGCTACCGCTGATGCTTGCCACGTTGCTGTTCTGGATTGAATAACCAATCGAGCCAGCGGTGACATAAGAGGAACCAACAGCGTCAAGGACCGCTGCGGCTGTCTGCGCTGCCGTCAAGCCACCACTACTTAGCGTGACCGTCATGACCGCTCCATTCGTACCAGAAGCACCTCTAACGACAATCGTAACATCTGATGCGCCAGCGGCAAATGCTGCGTTAGGGACATCAAGCCGATACACGCCCGGCACGAGGGAGGAGCTTATCTCAGCAAAGCCACCAGATGACCACGCGCCTGTTGCTGTCTGCGTGACCAGCGTTATAGCCACCGGTGCGGCTTGGTTGCGGACGTAGTAAGCCGCTAGGTTACTAGTGGCAAAGGTAAGACCTGTCACGCCTAGATATAACTCTATAGATTGCGATGTGCTACCCGGAGCGATTGTTATGGTGCTGGCATTGCGCTCGCCCGGATTGAACTGCGGTTGGAAGTTTAGAGATGCAGACCGCTGCACTGCTCCGATGTCTGGGTTTGCCAACCAAGTAACGCCATAGAGGTCGTTTGTAGGTGCGCCTGTAGCCGTACCAGTGCCAAGGTTTGGTGATGTCAGGTAAGAGCCGTAGAAGTCGTTTAGTCCAAAACCTGTAAGTCGAGCGTAACCAGCATCGAATCCAAGTTGGATAGTCGTAATGGTATTCGTCTCAGCAACATTTGAAACGCCGCCTTGTACACGATGGTTAAAATCACCTACAGTGGTTCCAGATGTACCAGCAAAAATAGCAGTTGTAGAAACAATCAAACAGTTTTTTACTGTAAGTTTATGCGTTGTATTTGTCGATGTATTCCGGATGGCTTGGTCGTACGTGAGGATACTACAGTTTGTAACTGTAACTCCTCCAATGTTTCCATCCATCTGTAACAGTCCCTGTTGACCAGCGGCTAAACAATCTTTTATTACAGTTGAAATGTCGTAGCCTGCTCCTGATGCACCAGAGATATAAATAGCCCTGTTTGATTGATAAGTATGTGGCCAGATACATCTATCAACAGTAAGGTTCAAGGCTGTTGATTGCGCCACCGTAAGACTAACTGGTGTTCCAAATACGCACTGTTGAAATGTCCAACTGTAGCAAGTTGTTAATGCAAGTCCGACTATTGATACATTTTGACGTTCAAAATATATGTTCTTAAATGTAAGGTTGTTTTTACTTGTTGCAAGCAAACAATAATTAGAGTTGTACCAGTAAACATTTCCGGGCGTTACAGTTGGAAACGCCTGAAGGTTTAGCGGGTCACCAAGAATCTGAACTGTACTGCTTGCAGATGTCATACCAACGGTAACGGATTCGTTGTATGAACCGGGAGCAACGTAAACGATATCGCCACCAACTAATCCGGGGTTAGTGCCGGATGCCACACCAAGAGCAAATGCCAATGTAGCCCAAGGTAATGCCGCACTAGTGCCAGCGTTAGCATTGTTGCCTGTTGTCGTAGACACATAATAGGTTGCCATTATTCAGCCGCCCCAGACACGATTTGCTGTGCCATCACAAGACTAAACTGCTCGACAATCTGCGACTGAAACTGTTCATCCTGAGTGACCCACCATTGATTTACGCCGGTTCCATCAACACCAAATGTGCCGATAAGATTGCCTTCATTGTCATAGATATCGCCAAAGACACGCCAGTCAGTGGATGGTGCTGGTTCCTTTTCAATGCGGAAGTTCTGGAAGTTCATTTGCCCACCTTCAGGCTGTTCGCTTGCACACCCTTGAACGGCATCGTGAGGAACGCCAGCACACTGGACACCACAGCGGAGACACCAGCCGCTACCGCTTTGCTCCCGTAAAGTGCAAGCACTGCGCCGAGCTCGCTGATGTCGTGCGCTTCGGATGTCCTGATGCCATCACCGAAAACGGAAGTGAAAGCAGCTGTAAAAGCCACGATCACAACGACCACTAACCGCTTGATGCTGATGCTGTTCATCTTTGTATGATCGCCTCCAGGGCTGAAACTTTGTTTTCGAGTTTACCGAGCCGCTGCTCGATGCGGCGCACTTCCTGCTGTTGGCCATCAAGCGTTGTGATTATGTATGCGACCTGAGTCTCCAGGCGCGTCAGCCTGACCATCAGTGCGACCCAAGCGGCACCGATACTCACTGTCGTGATAAACGCTTGGATACCGATCTGCACCCACATCTCTGGACTCATAGACTCACCCCACCAATATCTGTACTCATATCATGGTGCGATGGAGTCGATGCGTACCACCACGCAGTGGATACACTTAACCATTTGTCCTGGCGCGGAGTCCGATGGTTTGACTGACTGCGTTCGTGTGACCGTAGTCGCTGCCGATGCACTCGTAGTATGGCGATAGCGCCTGCGGATTCCCGCTGGTGTATATCCTGTCATCGGCCTTGACCTCGATGTCAGGCGAGCACGTCAGGGTCCATGTGCCAGACTGTTCGATCATGCCACCGACCACGCCTTCGGTATCGCCGGTGTTGCTTATGGTGCCACGGATCTCAGCGACCTGTATCCAGTGCTGACTGACGCCGCCGATGCCATCCGCCGCATTGACGGTTCGCCAGATCGCGACACGGTCAGCGTAGGAATACGCCTGGATCGCGTTCTTGAGCGCTGTGGAATAAGCTGCTGGAATCATACGAACACCATCGGTGAGAATCGTTTAGCCTGGTCGAGACAGTGCTCACGGAGCACGGCCATTTTAGCGTCGACCTGACCGTCCTTCACGTCGATGAGGTGCGTGATGCTGGATGCTTTGCGAATCCACCCCTGTCGCGCAGCTGTGCGAATGTCATAGCGTTCATTGTTGGCGGGACCGATGTCCTGCCACAAGAGGTCACCACTGCCATCATTGACGCTGTAGCCGGTTGTCATGGTCCACTGCGGGAACTGCGGTTCGGTGGCGCTCGATGTCCCTGCGATGACGCACTGGTAGAGTCGACCATTTGCCACGGTTGGGATGATGATGTCGCCGACGACGAAGGCTGTGGATGCAGACCAGACAGCCCAGCGAGCGTGATCGTCCACGAGCTGCTGTAGTGCGGTCGAATCGAGGAACGGATACTGATCTGATGCGACCATCCACGCGAGACGGTCGAGTGCTTGAGTCCTAGTGAGTGGCATGTGTGCTTCCTAAAAGAAAAAGAGGAACGGGATACCCCGCTCCCCTTTGTGGACGAGAGTCCTACAGACTAGCTGGCGCTGGCCTGAAGAACGATGAGCGAACCAGGAACCTGTGATGCGACAGTCGCATTGACGTTTCCAACGTCGAAGGCGTTGAACGCATAGCGCTCGGTTGCCTTGAACGTAAGCGCATCCTCGATGAACTTGACCTGGTCACTGACCTCAACGCTCACGCCACGACGATCGCCGAAGGCGACACCCTTGGAGAGGTCTCCGAGGACTGCGAGGTCGACGCTTGCTCCGGTAGCAGATGGCATGTTCTGAACGAAGCTGATCGGAATACCGAACAGTGTTGGCTCAGTGCCATAGGCATTTTGGATGTCCATGATGGCGTTTCCACCGAGTGCGATGAGCTTGTCGGCGCATCCGTTGTAGAACACGGACTTATGCATGAACCAGCGAGGATTCGTGGCATATGGCTGAAGCTTCGCGACCATCGACTGCCAGTTTGCGAGCGTCAAGCTCGAAAGTGCGGACGATGAACCAGAAGCACCAACGACCATCGATGCGATGTTCGCGTATGTTGCAGACAGTGCCTTGATCTTTGGCATGATTCCGGTGATGGAACCATAGGTGCTCGTACCATCGCCCTGGAATGCAGCTGCATCCTCAGCGAGTGCGAGACCGTATGCGAAGTCCTGCGCCAATGTTGCGCCGAAGTCGATGACGGTGTCTTCGTTAAGTTCCTTCGACACGATGGTCAAGATTGCGAGTTTCTTCGCTGTCAAGGCCACCTGCGTGAAGGTGATGTCGCTCGCGGTGATGGCGGTTGCTTCACCAGGATAATAAGTCGTGGTCGAAGTGGACGCGTTTGGCACGTTGAGGACGTCAGATGTCATCGGATAGATGCGGCTGTATCGACGTGCGATACCTTGCTCGTTGCGAAGCCAGATCAGGCTGGACGAAACAATCTCAGGAACGGTGAAGCCACCCTCGGAGTTCGTGCCTTCGGTCTGCGACTTGACGCCATGCTCATCACACCACTTGGCTGCTTTGGTATTGCCGAGGACCGTACCACGGACCCACTGTCCGAATGCATAGGCCTTGAAGTTTGCTTCGTCACGGGTTCCAGGGAATGGATTCCGGACAACACTGCCGGACTTCCATGGCTCAGACTTTGGCGCTTCGGATGCGACAGGAGCAGGCACGGAGCCGAACTCCTTGAGCATGTCAATGCGCTCAGAGAGAGACTTTGCGGATGCATGCAAGCGATTAGCTTCGGCCATGTCGCCGCCGTTGATGAGGACTTCTTTTGCAGCTGCGATAGTAGACTGTCGCTGTGCTTCGAGTTGTTCGATGTTCATTAGGATAACTCCAGGATCATGAGCTGGCGGAGGAGAGCGTTCTTCGCTTCGTCCACTTCACTCGTTTGGTCGACGATGGTAACATCTTCGCTCGACGCTTCATCCCGAAGCTCGGACCAGATGGTTTTTGCGAATCTTAGCGACTCGCTACGTGAGAGACGAACTGCATCCCGCAGACGTCGCTCCACTTCTCGGATGGATGTTGGGCGCTCGTGCTTCGACTTCATCGATTGCACTTCCGCTGCCGGATCCTTTACTTTGCTGTTCAGTTCCTTGGCACGAACTGCGAATGCATCGATGATCGCATCCACATGTCCACTGCCGAGTCCACTGTCATATGCAGCTGTAACACCTGCACAGAGACGCTCATAGAGCGCCTCGAGTCCTTCATGGACCATTTCCTTGTCAAGGTCGCCATAGACATTCTGGACGAACGTTGCAACGTCTTCACCAGGTGCGACTGGAATCATCATCTCTTCTTCCATGCCATCATCCTCCATGTCGCCATACATGTCTTTTAGACTTTTGACCATGTTCATCGGTTCCGCTGGTGTCGGTGTGAGCGATGCCTCACCGATCGGCCATCGTGTAATCTCGTAGCGGCCATCGGCCATCTTCTTACGCTCGACCATGTGACCCGTGGCGCCACTTGAATATCCGAGCTTGCCAGACTTCGCGAGTTCCTGGATCATCTTCTGATACGAATCGGCCATGTCGACCTGGCTCTCATACCACAGACCTTTATCGTCCATGGTGATGTAGCCGGTTCCGATGCGTGACTTTCCTACAGTCTTATCCTGGCCGTGATGGTAGTAGAGGTTCATCGGCACACGCTCACCAGACTTCATCGGTCGACCAAAGTCAGTCGAGGCAGTGAAGTAGTCGCCCTCGAGGTCAGCGCCACCGAAGCGCACCAGGTAACCACGCACACGACCGGAATCGTCTGCCTTGATCGCATCGCCAAAGGACACCATAGTCTGCATCATAACTCCTTGACCGGCACAACCACGGCCTGTGGTCCCCACTCCGCGTTCGGTACTACTTTACCGAATGCACTGAGAGGTGTGCCTGTCTCCCACAAACGATACCGCGAAGGTCCAAGGACCTGCCGACGTTCCGCTTCACTCAACATGCGGAACTGCTCTTCCTTGTCCGGCATCTCTTCCGGTTCATCGAAACTGCCTGGCGGCAGTCCTGCGAGTTCAGCGTATGTCGGGCAGATTGGAATGACCGTACATCTACAGTTTGGATGCGAAGGTACAACATCTGCAACTGGATTCGGATCTCCGTGCAGTGACCAGCACACAGGGCACACGTTAACATCACCAGCTGAGATGCGGCGCCAGCCACGCACGATGCTGAGATTCGCCTCAAAGGTCTGTCGCTGTGCCTCACGGTTCGCTCGAATCATCTCTGTACGTGCGATGGTAGCAGCTCGTGAAGGAGCGAGAGTTTCGTACGTCCTTGCCATGCGTCGTGCGACCTGGAGCGGATTGAGACCCTGTGCTATGCCGATGGTGACGTGATCGAGCGCAAAAGGTCCTATCGCTTCGAACAGCAGACCGAGCGGTGAGCCGTCAGCGGCGAAGCCAACGACGTTGGTTATCGCTTCGACAGGGAGCCGGTTCCACATCAAATCAGCCGTCAGACTGACGCTTTGAGGGACACCAGCGACTGCTCGCACGAGATCCTCCTGTATGTCCAGCGACAGCTGTATGGCGCGACGTTGTCCGTTCGTGGCGATGTCGGTCGCCTGTGGCGCCCATCGTGCGACTTCATCGGCCATCTGGACATTGAGCGCCTCGAGGCGGAGCATGTACTCGGAGAGACCACTGATGTCTTCACCTGCTGCCTGTGCTTCCTCGATGGCCGCTGTCACCGCTTCGAGGCGCTGGAGGTTGTCAGCCTGGAGAACACCGTACGTCCTGCTCATCTCAGCGAGTGCAGCGTTCTCACGGTATCGGAGCTTGTTCCTGTAGCTCTCATTGACTTGATAGATATCAGCCATCGGTGTCGGTCAACTCGTATCCGTAGTATGGATGGTACGACTTTCCGTTTTCCTTCGGTGCCATCTTCTTCAGGATCTCTTTGCGCGCAGATGTAGCCCAGCGATATCCAGCATCGCCACCCCATGCGGCCCATGCCACACGACCAGCGGAAGGATAACCATCCTCACCTGGTCGGAAACCTTCCGCTTGTTTGTCTACTTCGTGACGTCGGAAAAACGAATACATCCGAAGGACAGTCGACTCACTGAGTTTCTCGCCATTGATGATCTGATTTGCTCGCGCCCATGCGACAGCGGTCCCGCCATCACGACCAGCATCACGCCACTCGATGGCGCGCTGTGCTTCTTCCTTCATGTCCTTCGACGGTATAAACTTCAGCCCTGGCTCATCTCGATCATCGAATGCCTTCGTCTCTTCCTGGCGAACTGTGACAGGCAACAGACCGAGGTGCTGGATGCTGTTCAGGCCAACAGCCTGGAGTGCCGCTTCTGGTTCAAAACCAGCACGAATCAAAGCACCAGCAGCGCCGACCAGCTTCGCAGTTTCATCAGCAGTTCGAGCTGTCGAGACTGGCGCAGCATCAGGGACCAGGAGTTCCTGCGCGCCGATCTGCACAGGGACAGCAGTCGGGTGATAATAGCCGAGGTCATCATCCGATGGCGTCACACCAGCGACACGCTTCGCGGTTGCGAGATCGATGATGCCACTCTTGTACAATCGCTCCGCTCTCTCTGCGTCCTCATTGAGATCCGCTTGAAGCGCCGGAACATTGCTTACATCAAACTCTAGATAATCGCCTGGCTGCGTCTCTTCGTAGTCTGGAAGCAGTGCGATGGTGAGCGCTTCGGACATCTGCCGCATCAGCGGTATCATCCCGTCAGTCCAGGCGCTTCGCGTTGCTTGCTCGAGGTTCGAATATGTTGCGCGCTCAAGGCCGCTGCCGAGTTGAAGGACCAGCGGATTGAGACCGAGAGCTGCACACACGCGCTCTTCCGGTTTGCGGCGAATCTCATCGAACGCCATCTCACTCGGTTTGTGGCTGACCTGCTCGACCTTGAATGGTCCAGTCATCACCAGGACACTTCCGGCATTGTCGCCGGTGAAGTCCTGTTGAAGTTTGCGTTTCGTCTGACGTGCATCGTCTTCGGACAAATCCTCGACTCCGCCCTTGTAGTCTGGTCCGACCATGATCGATGGCATGCCACCGTTGCGGACCATGCCGAATGCGGCTGATGCGGCGACGTTATCGGTGGCGATCTCACGAAGAACAGATGTGACAGGTGAACGTCCAAAGCGAGAATCCTGCGGATCTCGACCATAGCGGATGTGAATCAGGTCCTCGAGTGCGATGTCGTACGACGTGCCATCGACCGTGTACTGATACTTGATGAGCGGATTGATTTTGTTACCGACTGGACGCATCATGTCAGCCGCAAGGTATTGCAGACCAACGACACGACCAGAGACGCGCACCTTCCTGAAATAGGCGTTTCCGAGCAGCTGGTAGTCAGGGAGAATCCACGACCACACGAGCGAAGGCGGAACGTTCGGTGTTGGCTGTGCGAGCAGCTGCAAGATCGGGTGATCTGCGACAGTCTCGACCTGTCCATCTGGCATCGGTCGACGCACGACAGGAACACCCTGGCTCCAGTTGCGGATGTACCAGTCCATACCGATCGCGACGATAGAGTTCAGCATCAGGTCGCCGGCCTGGTTCCTCCAGTTGAAACTCGAGCCTGGAAGGTTACGTGTCAGCAGGGACCAAAAGTCTCCGTTACCTGTGCCGGTGAAATAGGACGTTTGGCGCTGTATCAGCGGCGGCGGTAGGAGTGCATTTGGCGCGGCAGTGGCTTTGCCGATGAAGCGATCGAAGAGTCCCATGTGACTATTGTGTCCTTATCATGTCTTATACTGCACCCCACCCACCGCCACGACCGACGAGCTCGTCGTAGGCGTCAGTCAAAGCATCCACGATGTCGTCATTCTTCCCCAGGGGAAATGTTCGCATCTCATCGAGTAGTGTACGGTTCCAGTCAGCCGCGACCATGTACACGTTTCCTCCAGCGACCTGACTCGCGAACGGTTCAGCGCGCACATCCTTCGATCCGGTCACCGGCAGGACTGTTACAGCACTACCATGAAGCAACCGAAGCATGTGCATCGCTTGACTTTTACCAGCCTGACCAGGATCCTGCGGTAGTCGTATCCTGATGCCACGGCCATCGAGAGCAGCTGTCTGCTTTATAACTTTATCGCGCTGGTCGGTGTCATACTGGCCACGCACGACATCGAGGATCCAGATGCGACCATCCGTGTCGCGTCCCATTTTGACACCGACCGTGAAGTCACCACTTCCAGCTGTCGCTGCAAGGTCCCAGGCGCGGGACATCTTCGCGCAGTTTGGCATGGCGCTCTCGATGACAATCCTGTCACTCTTGAAGAACGAACCCTCGCGAGGTGTTGGATGTTGCTGGTACAAAGCACTCCACCCGTAGTCGCCGCTGTTGGCAACCATGACCTCCTTGATGCGTCCAAGTTCCTTCACGTCATATCGTTCAGGCCACAAAGCTTCGCCAGGCATTCGACCGATCTGACACTTCTCCTCAGCGATGGCTGGCAGGTTCAGCACGGTCCATCGATGAGGTTCCGATGAGATTGCGCGAGCGGTGATGTCGTCATGGTGCCACCTGGTCGAGACGATGATGAGAGCGCCCTTCGGTTCCAATCGCGTGTACAGGTCGTCCGTGTACCAGTCCCATGCTTTGTCACGATATAGGGACGACTCGGCATCCTCTCGACTCCTGATCGGGTCATCGATGATGATGCGCT